TTAACCATGTGAGAAGCATTTTTAAGATTAACAACAGAATCTTCAGGGTGGTCAAGTTCCCCACATGCACGATTTTCTTTTACAATTTTCATGTAATTTTTAACTTCTCTTTGCAAAACAGGTGCAGGATAAACACGACCATTTCCATTTTGTTCGTCACAACGTTGCATTACACCAGAAAGAAAAACCGCACCATTTTTAACTTCCGCCTTTTCAGATTCACTTAAAAGATCTTGACAGACGCCACCAGAACATAGTTCATAATATTCTCTTAAAAGATATTTTTTACTCATTTTCCTTCCCCCTCATCAATCCATTTAACTCCACCAGATGTTACACCAGCAGGCGGAGCACTTACGCGCTTGGGCATAACACCTAATTCAGCTTCTCTTGATCTTGGCCTTTCGGATTTCCCACTCATCACACAACGAGAAACTACGTCCAAGGCATTAGAAATTTCTTCTTGGGTGCAATCGCTGTTATTTTCAAAAAGGTCTGGAAGTTCATCGCGGGTTTCACCACCAGTTAAAATTTTATCGGCAACCTTCCAAGCTTGACTTACTGCATCATGCAATATATCAAATTCTTCTGATGGTTTTTCTTCTTCTGGTAACTCACCTAAATAATCTTCAAACTTTTCTCTTGTTTTTCCCAACAAAATATAAGCAAGATGAGCGATTTTGCTTTCTTCATTTTTATCCAAATCTTCTTGAAGTCTTTTTTGTTCTTCCAAGATTATTTTTTTAAGTCGTTGTTTACTAATTTTCATAACTCACTTCCTATTAAAGTGCGGGCGCNACCCGCACGGGTCTGCAACCTGATTTACATCGTCTAACTGGCTGTAGTCTAAACCGCTTCAACATTATCCATCACCTCGATTTATTAAATTTATTCCTTTATCACTAAAAACCATATTCAGTACATACGATGTTCCAGAACTAACACACCCTAAAAGAAATGCAGTAGCTATAGAATATTCAAATGTAAATAGTTCTGTATATGGGTTAATCGCCCACAAAAATAGGCCAACCCACCACCCAATACACATAGAGCAATGAAAGAAGTGATACGACGGTCGAATCTTACGGAAGATTCTTCCATAGACTATAATTTGTGTAAGTCCATAAGCAGCAAGCACAAATAGCAATAGATTCATTAATAATATCCATAACCACTTAGATAACGACGAATCCGGTAAGGAGTAATTGATCCCTTTTTAGGTTCTTGAGGTACTTCACCAAGTTCAGTTGAGTCTTCTGGTGTTGGATCCACGAGATGATCATCAATCTCATTTTCAATAAACTCTTGAGCCTCAAGTGCTGGTGTTTGTTTATCAAGAAATTTCTTTGTAGAGATTAATACAACTTGTGTACTATTAATGCCTTCATCAATAGGTGGCGGATATTGGGCTTCTAAACTCCCAAAAACATTTCCTGATTGAACACTCTCAGGAAGAATAACACCATCTTGAGTTAAAAACTTAAAATATTTATTTTGAAATCCATATACTTCATCTGTTAATTCACTTTTAGGAAACGTAGTAATTTTATTTAATGCTGTATCAAGAATAATATCCAAGTGTATATGATCTAAAATCATTATTTTTCCATCAAGAGTTTTTCTCACCTCAAGAGAAATAACAGCATCAGGAGCAGGTTTGGTTTCTGCGATAGCTTCTTCAGGAGAAATTTCAGGATCTATTTTAAGCTTAATTGGCATCCGATTGTATTTCCGTAACAAGCCCTTGAATTTTTATAACTTCTTCAACCATTGCCTTATCTGGTTTTAGCTCCTGATATGAATCTAAAGTTTTTAATACTTTTTTTGCATTTTCTAACATTTGAGAATCAGTTATAAATTCTTCTTTAGAGAAAGATTTTTTTAGTTCTTTTTTAAGTCTTCCGATTTCCTCATTTAAATAAGATTTCAATTCAATCCCATTATTGTGAAAAGATGCAATAAATTTGTTTAAAAGAATTTTTTGTTCTTGCAATAATTTGCCACTATATTCGTCATTAAACCTTTTAACAAATGATTTATAGACAATATTATCCATTGGAACCATTTTTTCTTTATTTTGTTTAGAAGACATTTTATCTACGAGTTCATTTTCCAATAGAATTTTAGATTTAATGGATACTTTATTATTAAAAATCTGGGCAACAGAAGCCAAGTCTTTATAACTTGGGACAAAATTAGAAAAAGCGCCATCAGATAAAAATTTGCGTATTTTTCGAGCAACTTTATTTTGTTCTGACAACAAAGCTTTTTTATCAAGCTCTCTATGTCGAATCTTTACTTCATTAATGATTTTCTCAGCAGTTAATAAATTTACATCTTTTGTATGTGTTATCGCCCGATACAATTTCAATTCTCTATACATCATAGAGTCGGGGGCGAATGATTCTTTAACAAGAACAACTATTTTATTTTGCAATTCTTTATTTTTCGAAAGAACAGATTTCGTCAATTCTTGAATTAAAACCTCATAAAGAAATGCGCTATTCCTTTTTTTATTATGTTTAAACTTTGCCATTCTTTTTGTCCTTATTGTTTTTCTCTTCAAGATTTTTAATTATTCGCTGAATTTCAACGTCATTTTGCAAAATCTGAAGTTCTTCTTTTTTATACTTCTTATCATAATTAGTTTCTAAATTCTCATAAATTCCTCTTGCAAGCTGGTTAAGTTCAGATGAGCCCTTAAAAACGTTTCTTGGAGTATTTTTTGCTGTTTCTTCTGAGTAATGTCCTTTGTAACTTCGCTTTCTTGCACCCATATCTCTTTTATCAGACTTAACTCGTGTGTACTTCTTTCCTTTTGCTCCGGGTGTTGTGTATGGCGCTTGATCTGGTCGTCGCCAGTGCAGCTCATTTCTGCTACCTGGTGCGGCCATTGCTGCGGCTTCCGGTGCCGGTTCTTCCATTCCTGCGGCCTCCATTCCGGGAGCCGCTAAAAGTGTTTCTTCTTCTCCACCAACTTCAGCCCCCATTTCTTCGCCGCCCATGCCGCCCATATCGGCTGCACCACCACCGCCCATAGCCATTTCACCACCAGCTGCTGCTGCTTCTTGAGGCATAGCAGCTTGTTCAAGCGAAGCATCCATTTTTCTATCATAAAACATTTCCCGTTGATTGCGAATAATCTCCTCATCTGATAAGTCAAAAATATGTTTCCCAACCCAACGACGACTAAAATATCCTTCTGTCGCTGTTGAAGCTATTTCAAATTTGGTACGCCAATGCTCAAGTTCTTGCAACTCAGCTAATTTTGAAGGATTATTTAATCTTAATTTAAACGAAATAAGATCTTTATTTTTATATCCCAGCGTGTATAGATGAATTACTGCAATTTTTTCAAGCTCAGAAACTACGCTTCGCTGCAATCTGGTGATTGTACGAGCAAAACGAATATCTCGTTGAGCTAACGTAGTTTTATCTTCTGAACCTTCATCTCCTTGAGTAAGGTAAGATGCAGGAATTTTAAGAGCCGAAAATAATTTATCTCTTAAATATTTTACATCATCAACATCACCTGTATAAGTGCCGCCTGGTAATGACTCAACTCTTGTATTGGACGTTCCACCGCGAACTGGAATAAAATAATCTTCATCAATACTCATGGGATTATATCGCAAATCAACTCGACCAGTTTCTTGATCAATAACTTGATTTCGTTTCATTTGAGTAACAATTCTTTGCATATGCTGTTCTACTTCTTTTTCTGCAATCCCGCCGACATCAATATAAAAAATTCTACGTTCAGGCGACCGGACAACACGATAGGCCATCATTGCATCTTCAAGTAATTGAAGTTGTCTCCAAATACGCCTACATGCTTCCAATGCAGATGTTCCATAAGGAGCATATTTATCATTGCCAAGAATTCTAAAATGAGCAATTTGCCAATTTTCAAACGTTAAACCTCCGCTATTCCATTGAAATTGAACATATGTTGGATTTGTTTTGTCTTCACCCTCCAGGCGTTCAATTTCTGCCTGGGGTAAACCAACAACTGATTTAACACCCAGTGATTCATCAATGTCCAAATATAGAAAATAATCTCCATACTTGCACATACTTCGACACCAACCAAATATATTAAATTCAATGTTAAGAACACTATAAAAAAGAGAATGGAGAATAGCTTTGATTTCTTCGTTCGGGCAGTTAATTGTGAGAAGGGGTTGAACTGGTGACGATACAGTCATTTCATCGGCATAAATATCTAGACCAGAAGCAATTTCAGGCATATATTCCATTTGATCAAAATCAATGTATCGTTCGGCTCGGGCAGCATTTGATGTGGAATTTGCATAAATATTATCAAATGGATTATATGAGGTTTTTTTAAATGTTAATCCTGCGGCAGATTGAAACTTATATTTATCCAGTTGCCATCTTTTAAGTTGTCGAGGATTTTGCCGCTGATGTTGGGTAAGCGGTCCAGACAGCAGTTTTGTCAGAGCTTTAAAGAGAAACGAATCCGCGTTCCTTGGATTCTTTGTATTTTTGTTCTTAGTGTTATTTGGGTATGCCATTTTGTTTTATCCTTTTATTAACCAGCCAAACTCTTCATAAGTTTTTTTAGCAGTGTTTATTTTATCAAAAGATTCGACCTTTTTGTAGCCCTGCATCCCAGGAATTAATGTATTCATTTTTGTATTGCAACTTATCATTGAATTTAAAAAAGCTCTTTTGTAATTTAAGTCTTTTGTATTCTCTTCTAAAACCGTATCTCGAACCCAACAGCCAATTGCTAAAGACATTACAAGATCATCATTATATCCTCTTTGTGCCTCTGGTCTTCCGTTTTTCCAAACAAAAGTTTTTAATTCTTGATATATTCTAACAGAATTAAGAGTAATTAGTTTATTTCTAATGAATTCTTCAAGTTTAGCAACAATTAAAGGACGAGTTTTTTGAGAGGTTGTAAAGCCCGGAATAACATTGGAAGCATTTTGGGCTGCGTATTGTTCAACATATTCATGAGTTCCTTTAGTAGAGTAATATAAATTTGGATAACCGGCATCAATGAGTTTTTCCAATACTGAGAAACCGATGTTATTATTTTCGACGATGAGCATCGCTTCTCCGTATTCTTTTCCTGCGTCGAATAAAATCCTCGCAAATAGATCGGTTGTGGGTTTCCCTCGATACTCGGCAACCTGTTCCATTGTCTTTGTATTAAATATATGAAATACAGAGAAGTCATTACCGTCACCACGAGCAACGTCACCCACAAGTAAGTATTTGTTCTCTGGCTTATATTCTTCCCAAATCCAAAAATTTCTATCAAAGCCTGTTTGATATTTTGGCTCTATACAAATTTGAGATAACTTTTCTAAATCATCTGAATGAATTACCGTTTCTCCGGAAGCATTAAAGTTACATTCATATTCTTGAGCTACACGACGCCTTGAAAGATTTCGAGTGGTTTCGTCAAACCAGACTTGATCTCTTTCGGGATGAAGTGTCCAGTGAAGTTTTGTTGGATGGAAATCGTTTTCTCCGGTTTGAGATGCAATATATGTTTTATGAAACCAATTTCCCACACCATTTGGGGATGAAAGAGCGATACATCGACCACCAGCGGCCATCGTTGGTTGAAGTGCTGTCCATAAATCATCAAACCCATCAATGTGTGCGGCCTCATCAATAACCAATAAGGATAACGCTTCTGAACGACCAGCATCAGTTGATGTAGAAGACGCTTTAATTTCAGAACCATTGTTCAAAACAAAAGAAGAACGGTTGTCAATCTCAATAGATGCAATCTGATCAAACCACGGAGGTAATAGTTTAATCATTGCTTTAACTTTTTTAACAAGATTGGCAGCTGTACTAAATTTGGTTGCAATAACAAGAATATTTTTATCGCGATGAAACAACATCATCCATG